CTTCTTCTGGTGGCATAACCACTACCGGAGGAGAATTATATGTTGGTTCAGATTTAAGAGTTGCAAATAATTTATTAGTAGACGGAAGATCTGAATTTATTGGAGTAGCAACTTTCCGAGGTGGAACAATCAACCTTGGTGATTCTACTAGTGATGATATTAATGTTTCTGGTGAATTTATATCAAATCTAGTTCCAAATGATGATGCAACTTATGATATTGGTATTGCCACTCAAAGGTGGAGAGATGCAAGATTTTCTGGTCTTGTAACAACTACAGATTTATATGTTGCAGGAGTATCTACATTTGCCGGAGATCTAAATCTGACAGGAGATTTAGATATTACTGGCGATGTCTCAGTCACTGGATTTGTAAGTGTAACGGAAGGTTTATATTATGATGCTGATGACTATGATGGTCCAAATGGAGTCGCATATTTTGATAATACCGGAAAATTAATAGGTGCAGCAAGTACAGAAAACGCTCTCACTGAAAGTTATTTTGTATTGACAACTAATTCGGTTGGAATACCAACTTGGACTAGTACGATAGATGGAGGGTCGTTCTGATGGCAAAACCAAGTACAAGACAAGAACTAATTGATTATTGTTTAAGAAAATTAGGTGCTCCAGTTTTAGAAATTAATGTTGCTGATGAGCAAATAGATGATTTGGTTGATGATGCCATTCAGTATTTCAACGAAAGACATTTTGATGGCGTTGAAAGAATGTATCTTAAATATAAAATTACTGATGATGATATTAGTAGAGGACAAGCAAGTGGGACTGATGGTGTTGGTATTGTAACAACAACGGGGTCTTCAAATATTGTTGGATTTGGAACAACAACAACTTTCAATTATTATGAAACATCAAATTATATTCAAGTACCAGATTCTGTAATTGGTATTGAAAAAATATGGAAATTTGATACTAGTTCTATTTCTGGTGGAATGTTTAGTATCAAATATCAGTTGTTTTTAAATGACTTATATTATTTTAATTCTGTAGAATTATTGCAATATTCTATGGTTAAATCATATCTAGAAGATATTGATTTCTTACTAACTACTGATAAGCAAATAAGATTTAATAAGAGACAAAATAGATTATATTTGGACATTGATTGGAAATCTCAAACAGCAGATCAATTTTTAGTTATTGATTGTTATAGAGCACTAGATCCTGCATCTTTCACAAAAGTATATGATGATAGTTTTGTGAAAAAATATCTAACTTCACTAATTAAAAGGCAGTGGGGACAAAATTTAATTAAATTCCAAGGAGTTAAATTGCCAGGTGGAATTGAGTTAAATGGTAGACAATTATATGAAGATGCTGAAAGAGAAATAGAAGATATTAAGCAAAGAATGACTCTTGAATATGAATTACCTCCGCTAGATTTCATTGGTTAATTGTTATGACTTTAAATCCATTTTTTCTACAAGGCAGCACCACTGAGCAGTTTCTTGTTCAGGATATAATTAATGAGCAAATAAAAATATATGGAGTTGAAATTTATTATTTGCCTAGAAAAATATTTAAAACTGACGATATCATAAAAGAAATTCAATCTTCAAAATTTGACGATTCATTTCTTGTAGAAGTATACATCAATAATTTTGATGGATATGCTCCTGGAAGCGACTTGATGACAAAATTTGGATTAAGATTGCAAAATGAACTTAGTTTGACTCTTTCTAAAGAAAGATTTGAAGAATTTATTGCTCCATTTTTGGAAGGTATTTCTTCAGGTATTAGAGAGGGAAGAATAACTGATTATGACTTTGCAGACTTAATTACAAGACCAAAAGAAGGAGATTTAATTTATTTTCCTTTGGGAGAAAGATTATTTGAAATTAAAAGGGTTGAAGTAGAAAAACCATTTTATCAATTGGGTAGAAATTATATTTACGAATTGCAATGTGAACTCTATGAATATGAGAACGAATTAATTGATACTTCAATTGAAGAAGTTGATAATACTGTAGAAGATGAAGGATATATTTCATCTGTAACTTTAGTTGGAACTGCAAGAACTGCGACTGCAGACTCAGTTGGCATTGTTAGTGGATTTGTCAGAGAGATATTCTTGAACAATGATGGTAGTGGATACACTGGAACACCTATAATTGCTTTTTCAGATCCTCCATCTGGAGGATCTAAAGCCACTGCTGTTGCAATAACGACTTCTGTTGGTGGAGTACGCTCTATAGAAAGAATAATATTAACGGAATCTGGTTCAGGATATATTGAGGCACCAACGATATCAATAAGTGGGGGTGGAGGTTCTGGTGCTGCTGCAACTTGTGGTATTACAACTCTATCTTCTTCCGAGTCTGAAAAAGGACTATTTGGTATAACACTTAGTGATGGTGGAAGAGGATATACTGTTGCTCCAACTGTTACTGTTTCATCTCCAACAGGATTGGGTGGATTAGCGACTGCAATTACAGGTGCTGCTGGTTCAGTAACTTCATTATCATTGAGTACTGGTGGAGAATACTATACTTCTGCACCAACTGTTACGATTGCCGATCCTCCTGTTAGAACTGGAGTAATAACTGGAATCTATCTAGCAGATGGTGGTGGTAGTGTTACATCATCCGTTGGAAGTGGATATACTGATGGATTTACCTATGACTGCTCCCCTGGAACTGGAGCATCTTTGATAAGAGTTTTGGTTAGTACTGATGGATCTGGAGCAGTTGTTGGAGTGCCAACAGTCGTATATGGAGGATTTGGATATGCTAATGGTCTTTTCCAAATTTTGGGAGGTGATAATGCGGCACACGTATACGGAGAGTTTGTCGGAACCGGAATTGGAATCACAGCAACTGCAACAGCATCTGTAAGTGCAGGAGTAGTAACAGCATTGACGATTACAAATCCAGGAATAGGATATACAGAAGTTCCCGAGGTGTATATCTCAAATGATAGTTCTATTAAGGGGGGAAGTGGAATTATAACGGCAACTGCAGAGGCAGTTATAAATTCTGATAGTGAAGTTTCTGCAATCAGGATAACCAATCCAGGTTTGGGATATACTGGAAATCCAACAATAACTATTGCAAATGCATCAACAACAGGAGTCAGCACTTTCTACTATAACGAACTAGTAACTGGACAATCATCAGGAGTTACTGCAAGAGTTAGAGACTTTAGGGAGTATGCTGGAGCAGTTGGTGAACCATCTACAACTATCTTGAGAGTAGCACTAAATACCGGTATATTCTATAAAGGTGAATCAATTGTTGGTTCAGCATCTTCTGCAACCTGGACTGTAGAGAATCATGATGAGAACAGTTATGAAGCTACATGGGACACTAATGAAGAAATAGAATCGGAGGCGGATGATATTTTAGACTTTACAGAAAGCAATCCATTTGGAGAATATTAATGTTTGGAGATTATTTTTATCACGAAATTATAAGAAAAACTTTAATTGGTTTTGGAACTCTTTTTAATGATATTCATGTTAGGCATAAAAAAAGTTCTGGAGAAATTTTAGATGATATTAAAGTTGGTCTTAGTTATGGACCAAAACAAAAATTCTTGTCAAAAATTCAAGAACAAGAGCAGTTAACAAAATCTATTGCTCTCACTTTGCCAAGAATGGCTTTTGAGATGACAACAATAACTCCAGATCCAACCAGAAAAACAACCATAACAAAAACTTTCAAAGCAGTTGATGGTGATGGCAATATGAGAAAAGTTTATATGCCAAACCCATATAATATTGGCATTGAGTTGAATATTTTATCCAATCTCAATGATGATTCTCTTCAGATAATAGAACAAATCTTACCATATTTTCAACCATCAATCAATATAACCATTGACTTGATTAGTTCTATTGGGGAGAAAAAAGATATTCCTTTAGTTTTGGAAAGTATAGATTTCCAAGATGATTATGAAGGTGATTTTTCTACTAGAAGGATTTTAATATATACTTTAAGATTCACTGCAAAAACTTATCTCTTTAGTGACGTTGCTGATACCACAGATGGTCTTATCAGGAAGGTTCAAGTTGATATGCATGATTCTACTGATAGATCAACATCAAAACGAGTTATGAGATATACTGCAACTCCAGATCCTGTTGATGCAGCACCCAATTCTACATTTAGTATAGATGAAGATTGGATGGATTTGGGAGACTTTAAGGAATATAGTCCAACACGTCAAACTGACATTTAAATAATATGGATAATTATGATTCTATAGATGAGGCTCTAAATGTAGAGAGTAAAATTGTGAAAGTGGAAGATACGGCAAGTGAGATTAAAAAACCAGAACAAAAAACTGATATCTCAAAAGACTATGAGTATAGTCGTGCCAATCTCTACTCCCTCATAGAGAAGGGTCAGGAGGCAATTAATGGCATTATGGAGGTTGCTGGCGAAGGTGGCAGTCCAAGGGCATACGAGGTCGCAGGACAGTTGATTAAGAGCGTTGCTGATACTACTGATAAGTTAATTGATCTTCAAAAGAAACTTAAGGATGTAGAAGAGGATTCAAATAAAACTACCACTAATAATAATGTAACTAATAATGCAGTGTTTGTAGGATCAACATCAGAACTTCAAAAGATGCTGAAACAGGGTTTCCTAAATAATAAAGAGTAATCTTCTTTAAAGAAATGATTAATGAAGAGGGACTTCGTGATTGGTTCGGAAAGTCCAAATCAAAAGATGGTAAAAAGGGTTGGGTCAATGTTGTAACAGGTGGAACCTGTGCAAGTGATGAACCTGGTGAAGGAACTCCCAAATGTGTCTCCTCTGCTAAGAGAGCATCAATGACCAAGGCAGAAAGACTCTCTGCTCAGAGAAGAAAAAAGAAGGCAGATCCTGGACAACAGCAAAAATCTGGTGCTGCAAAACCAACATATGTTTCAACAGACTCTAAGAAGAAAATGAAAAAAGAGGAAGTAGAAGTAACTGAAGCAAAAGATAAAAAAGGTAAGGGTAG